TTGCGCGCCAGCCTGTACAAGCAAGGGTCGCCCCACGTGATCAAGAAGTTCCTAGCCGCCTTCTCCTTGGGATTGCTCCTGCTGGCCGTCATTCTCGGCCTGGTCGGCTACCGGACAAACCGCGTGCTGGAGGCCACGGTCACGGAGCTGTTCAACCGGCAGCAGCTCATCCTTGCCCGCCAAATCGCCCACGACATCCGCAACCACTTCAGTTTCCTGAAAACGAGCCTGTTGACACTGGACTCGCTCAGGCCTTCCGGGATTACCGGCCTGGCTGGGGCCAAGGATATGGATCGCGTGTTCCGGCTCCTGGCGGGCTGGGATGTCCAGGCCCTTGGGCACGCGCCTCTGAATGGCTCCGGGGCCTTGGCCGTCACGGCCGACGGTATTGTGCACGGCCAGGAACTCACGGCCATACTCGCCGGCAGCCGAGCTTGGGTAAACTCCCAGACCGATGGAGACACGGTCTACATCGGGCCAGACATGGTTCCGCAGGATGGCCCGTTCGCAGGGCGGCACATCGTGGTCATGGCCGCGCGGACGTCCGGGAATCCGAATGCGTCGAGTTCAGGGCTGGACTTCCTCGTGATCGACGCCATTGCCGTGGCCCAGCGCTATGCGCGCGATGTGCGCTCGGGCGAGACCGGCTATGCCTGGATCATCAACCACGACGGAATCTTCCTGAGCCACTATGAGGGCAGATTCCTGGGCCAGAGCGCCTTCAGTGTGCGCGGCGAGCGCAACCCCCGGATATCCTACAGCCGAATCAACGAGCTCATGGCCGAAAAGCTGCTCAAGGGCGAAGAGGGCATGAACTGGTACGTCTCGGGCTGGCACCGGGGGATCACCGCCGAGATGGAGAAGCTCCTGGCCTACTCGCCGGCCCATTATGCCGGACGGGAGCACCCCGAGCTGTTGTGGTCCGTGGGCCTGGCCGCGCCCACGACCGAGGTTTTCGGCATCCTGCGCCCGTTCCTGCTGCAGCAGTGGTTTGTCACGGCCGTGTCGGTGCTGCTGGCCCTGTCGGTGCTGGCGGCTGTCATATACCTGTCCCTGCGCTGGGCCGAGTTGCTGCGCCGCGAGGTAGGCCAGAAGACCGCCGACTTGCGCGTTGAGCGGGATAAGGTCCAGGAAAGCATGACCAGGCTCCTTGAGGCCCAGGACCGTCTGGTGCGCTCCGAGCGTTTCGCCGCCGTGGGCGAGGCCGCTTCCCACCTGGCCCACGAGATCAAGAACCCGCTGCTGCTCATGGGCGGTTTCGCGGCCCAGGTGCGCAGGGGGCTGGCCGGGGAAGATCCCCAGGCCGAGAAGCTGCGCGGCAAGCTGCAGATCATCGAGGACGAGGCCAAGCGGCTGGAAACCCTGCTGCGCGAGGTTTCGGGCTTCACCAAACCCTGCAAGCCGGACCTCGTTCCCCAGGACATCAACCAGGCCGTGCTGGATACCGTGCGGCTGGTGGAGAGCGATTTTTCCGAGCGCGGCATCGAGTGCGTCCTGGAACTGAGCCATGACCTGCCGGCAGTCCCTTTCGACAAGAACCAGATTCAACAGGTGCTGCTCAACTTGGCCAAGAACGCGGGCGAAGCCATGCCCTCCGGAGGCACGATCCTTTTCCGCTCCTGGCGCCAGGACGACACGATCAAGATATCCGTGCAGGACACCGGCTCGGGCATGCCCCCGGAAGTCCTGGAACGCATCTTCAGCCCTTTCTTCACCACCAAGGCAAAAGGCACGGGGCTCGGGCTGGCCGTCTCCTTCCGAATCATGGAGGACCACGGCGGCGACATCGGAGCGACAAGCACTCCTGGCCAGGGCAGCACCTTCGTGCTCACGTTGCCTCTTGCCCCCTCCACCTCCACCATCGCGGCCCCAAAATAGAGCATTTTGTTTTTGAAAATGCTTTGCAAGCCATGCGTCGGCATGGCTTGCCGCCGCGTAGGCGTAATTCACTTGCGCCATCAACGCCGGAGCGGGCGTCTTAAAAGCAATCTGCTTTAGAACACGCGCGCGGGCATCCCAGGCCTGAAGCTCAAGGCCGCGCATCGATTCCCTTATTACATTACAGGCCTAATCCGAGGGCCCATCGCAGGCTGAAGAGCATACACCTCTTGATGGAGGCAGTATGCCGATGTCTGAACCAGAGGTAGGAAGAACCCGGACGCAAGATTGATCCCCTGGCCGATGTATCACGGACGGCAAGAGAGGTAGCTTGCGTGGTGTAGGCAGGCCTGTGCAGGCGTTGTGCCTGCGGGCAGGCCATCATCCTCCCGCACGGCCTTGGGGAAGGTTTGGGTGGTCCAGCTTTCCCCAAGGGCCGCTCGGAGCATGGCGGCAGGAGCTGATCGCAGCGGCCGGTAGTTTCGGCCGTTGATCAAGGCGCTGGAGACGGCGCCGCATACATGCGGACCGGCCGGGCCACTGGAAACGGAATGATGTTTCAAGCGGCCGGAACATGACGGTGCTTGCATCGGTTGCTTGCGCGAAGGCTCCTCGGGTGACTCGGCCGGCTCCAATTTGATTCATTTCTCTTCGTCCATTTCTGTGCCATGGGATCGTTGCGGCATCCAATATGTGCGGCATGGATACGTTCCCACCAGAAATAATCCAATGATCATTCGTAGTGCATCTTCCGCTTGGCGGGAAATGCTGTCTTAGCCCGCTTCCGGACAGGCCTGCTTTTGGTCTTGACCCCGATCTTGAGCATGATATGAAGTTTTCACGCACGGAAGGCGGTGCGCATGACCAACTCTTTTCTCTATCTCCTTCTGCGGTACCTCTGCACCTGATCCGGAATGGAATTGACATACAGTTCACGCTCGCGTTGATATTCGAGCACGATCGCGCTTCGACCTCTATTTGCGCCTTCAGGCGCGGGGGCGTCGGCTTGTACGCCGCCCCCGCGCCATTGCTTTTCCCATTCGCGTAGGACACGGACCTACATTAAAATCAGACTGCGTCCTATACACGCACGCCCACTAATACAATACATACCTACCGTGACAATGTGGCTCGGTTATCAGCAAGGCGGCTCTTGCATGCGACCGCGGAGCCAAGATGCTGATCTCGCCCGAGCATTGTCCCACGCATGACCCAGCCTGGCTGCGGCATCCGGCCCCCTTAAAGCTGGACAGTGCGGCTGATGCGATTTGTCTCGATTCTCATCTACTCGTTCTCCTCGCGTAGTCTGTCCCGGCGGCCCCCAGACCGCCGGGACAGACGTTTTTAGCCCACGACGACCGCGCATCCCGGAACGGCCCTAGCGGCTAAGCTTTGAAAACATCAGCCCGAAATCCTTCAAGAATTGCTGGGAATATTGCCCGTACAGCTTCTGGGCGTTCTGGGACATGGCCATGCTGTCGCCCGCCAGTCCGGTCAGCCCGGCCTGACCGGCGCGCATGAGACTTGCCGCTTGGCCGGCCGGGTCTCCAAAGGTATCGACAGGCGCGGCGTTCAAGCTGCTCTGTCCAGGCATGGCCGCCTGCTTGCGCAAACCCAGGGCGTCCAGGCGGCCCTGACGCGTGGCAGTTTCGGCGCGCTGGATCTCGGTTTCGGCGGCGCGGGTGCGTGCGGCCGCCTCGGCCGCGGCCTCCTGCATGGACGAGGAGTGGCCCATCCAGGCCATGCGCGCCGGGTCCAGGCCCATGGAGGACAGCTTGCGCTCCTCGCCTTCGCGGGCCTTGGCAAAGGAGTCCCGCACGTCCACGGCCGCGCGTCCCGCCGCGCGCGTGGGATCGGCCTGCACTCCCGCCAGGGCATCCTGCACGACCTGCGCCTCCAGGGGCTCGAAACGCTGCATCGAGCGCACGGCCGTGGCCACGGAGGTCTCCTTGAGCGGCTTGTACAACTCGATGTCGCGCCTGGCCTCCGAAACCTGGGCCTCGCGCAGAGGCGCCAGCAGGCCCATGTCGCTCACGGCCTGCCGCGCCGCCGCCGCTTCCAGCGGTCCCAAAGTCTGTTTGTAGGTGTTCCACTGATCCCAGGCCAGATCCACCTGGCTTTGCGCCGCGGCAGCGCCAGCCTGGGACAACTCGGCCTGCAGGCTGGACAGGCGGCTGGCCTCCTGCGCCTGTTGTTGGGCAAGCTGGTAGTTGAGCCCCGCGCTCAGGCCGCTGCCGATTCCGGAAATGACGCCGCCGGTTCCGCTCATTTGAGCCCCCTGAGATAAGTGCCGAGAGTTTCGTCGTGGATCATGCGCCGGATCTCGGGCGAAACCTTGCGCATCCATTCATAACCGCCCTTGAGATAGGCGCAGCCCGTGACCACTGCGGCCAGGTTGTCGCGCAACGTGAAGGCCACCGTGCGCTCGTGGGCCGTGCCGCGCTCCAGGGCCGTGGCGTCCAGCCAGTCGGACATGGCCATGCGCACCAGCGGCAACAGCTCCTGCCTGTGGCGGGCATAGAAGCCGTTGGCCGGCAACTCGGCCAGGGCCAGCCAGAAAGCGCGGCTCACGTCCTCGGGGTCCACCTCGCGATCGCGGTCCACCAGGTCGTCCCAAACCTGCGAGATGAAGAACAGCCCGTCCACGAAACGGGCCGCCTCCACGTCGCCGCCCAGGAAATTCAGCACCCTGCCGGCATGCTGCGCGGCTTGGCTGCGTTCGGCGTCGTTCATAAAGCCTCCTTGAGCTGAAAAGAAAGAATGCCTCCGGCGGCCGGGGGAAATCATTCCCCCCGGACCCCCCCGATTTTTTGAAGAGGTTATTTCACCAGAGCCAAGGCTTGATCGCGGCTGACGAGGCCCAGGGAGACCAGGTCGGCCAAAGTCGCGAAGCGGGCAAGGGGATCGCCGCGCAGGCCTTCGCGGACCTCCACGACCTCCTTGAGCGGCGTAAGCACCGAGGCCACGCGTTGGTCGATGCCTGGCGGGACTTCGGGCAAGGCGGGCAGGCTGCGGCGGCCGCTCATCGCGACTTCTCCGACAGCAGCCTGTTCTTCTGGGCCGAGCCCAGGCTGGAGCCCAGGTAGTAGTTGACCACCGCGCCGAAGGCCGTGCCCAGGCTGCCCAGGAGCAGTAGGGCCGCTTCGGATGTCTCGCCCTCCTGTTGCAGCACGGACCAGAGCATGACGAAAAATCCGAGGGTAACCAGCAGGGCCACGCCCGTGGTGGCCCAGGCAGCGCCATGCCCGGCCTTGGCCAGCTCAACCTCGCGCTTGCGGGCGTCCTGCACGTTGACCAGCTCCGCCTCCACCTGTTTGGCCTGCCACTCCAGCAGCCGTGCGCGTTGTTGGGCCTCCAGCTCTTTCAGCTTCAGGATCGCGGCAGGATCGCGCAAGGCCTTGGCCACGGCGTCCGGCTCCGGCTCCTCGCCCAGGAACGAAGCCAGCAGCGCCCCGGCCGCTGAGGCCACGATTCCAGCCGGCCCACCCAGCGCGCCCGCCAGAACCGGCGCGGTCTTGGCCGCCATGCGGCCCACGTCCTTCCAGGTCATCGCAGCCTCCTTCAGGCTTTTTCGCTTCAGGATTTCTCATCCAGGGCCAGGGTCCTGCCCAGCCAGCCGCGCAGGAAAGGGCGCAGGGTGACCCGCTCCGAGATCTCCAGATAGTGGCGGATGCGGCGCAGGAGCATGCAAGCCCTGACCAGCCGCAGGATAACCGGACCGTTTTCAGCAACCTGTCGGGCACGCTCCAGGGTCACTGGCCCAAGCTCGCCGTCCACCTCTAGAGACGGCAGGCCTTGATCTGTTTCGCCCGCCGCATTCATGGCTTCCTGCAGCCAGCGCACCGCCGCCCGGCAGCCTGCGTTGACGGCCGCGTCGAACACCGGCAGGGCCAGTTCGCGCGGCAGGTGCGAGATGCCCGGGCCGTCCCAGAAGTCACGCCGGTAGATCATGGCGGCCTGCTCGCGGGTCAGGTTGGTTATGTCCAGCCCCGGATAGCTGCGCCGGCTGATGCCGTACTTGGTTTCGCCGCCAGGATCGCGCGGGTCGCGGACATACCCGCCCTCGTGGCTCAGCACGAAGGCCAGGGCTTCCTCGAACAAGGGATCGGCTTGCTTTCCGCTCATGTCGTGACGACCTCCCATAAGCTGCGCAGTCCGAGCATGATCACCGCCGCAGCCACGCAGGTGGCCGCCCACCACACGCGCTGGCCCAAGATCTCCAGCTTGGCTTCCACGAACCCAAGCCGATCGCGGTGCTCAACGCAGGCCGGACGGTTGCCCGCGAAATTGCCCAGCGCATCGGACAGATTCTCCAGCCGCCGCTCGGCCTGGGTCAGCCGCTCGCCGCGCTCGGCGCAGCGCGGCAGCCCGGCCTGGATCACGGCCTCCAGGCTGCTGTCCAAATGCTCCAAACGCCCCTCCAGGCGCAGAAGCAGCTCGCGCGAGGCCCGGCCTTCCTCGGTCAGGCTCTCCAGCATGCGCCACATGCCCTCTGGCAGCGCGCATGCGCCGGAACCGTTCGCCATATGTGAACCCTCCTTTTCAGCCATTCAGCTCTTCCATGGACGAAGCCAGCCGTATCTCACGCACCGTGGCCTTGCCGCTGACCAGCACCTGCCATTCGCGGGCGCGGAAGCCTGCTGGCAGGCGCAGGGGGCGGCTGTCGGACAGGATCTTGGACAGCCGCTCGCGACCGTCGGCCCAGATGGTCACGGCCAGTCCACCGGCCGCAAAATCCGCGTCGATCCTGACCGCCGCAAGACTCATGGGCGCGCCGGCAACGAAGACCTTGGAGCGCCAGGTCATGTCCAGGGCCGTGCCGCCCGCATCTCCGGCCATGTCGAAAACGTTCCAGCCTTCTTCATCGGCTCCGGCCAGATACAGGGCGTCGCGCGAAGGCTCGCGGTGCAGGGCCGAAGCGTGCCAGTCCAGAAACGACAGCACCGTTTCCTGACCGCTCAGGTCGAGCACGAACCCTTTGCCCGTGGGCGCGTTGTAGGGAACGTCCATCTCTTCCAGCCTTGATCCGTGCAGCACATGGCGATGCACGCAAGCTCCGGCCAGGACTCCGCCCAGCGGCGCGGAACCCACGTCGTCCCAGTTCCAGGGATCAGCCTCGGGCTCGCGAAAGAAGGCCACGTAGCGGCCGTCGTGCACCGCCGCGCACATGGTCTCGGGCCGCAGGGCCTGCCACTCCTCGCGGGTCATGAGTTCGCGCGTGACCAGCCGTCCGCCGCCCGAACCGACCAGATACAGGCCGTCCGGGCAGGGATAGAGCACGCCCAACTCCGACGAAGCCATGGCCGCCGCGCTCACGCACGGCTGCGCGTCGGGCAGGCGGGACATGGACACGGCCGCCGGGTGCGCGCCGCTAATGAGCACCGGGTAGTCGGCCGTGGCCGCCACCAGCGTGGTGCCGAACACGCCCAGACCCGTGACCGCGCTGTCCAGCGTCAGCCGGTAGCCCTGGGGCCAGGCGAAAGGTCGCCAGGGTTCGGAGAAGCAGATCTGATTGCCCACGTGGCCGGCCAGGAAGCCATTGGGCATGGCCACCACGCCGCGCAGGCCGGCGGTAGGCGGACTCCAATCCTGACTGGACAACGATTCGCCCAGGTCCACATCCAGCTTGGCATCCAGGTAGAATGAAATTCCGGCCTCGATCTCGGCCACGAACAGCCACAGCGATAGGCCATCGCTCGGCGTGGCCGTGCGGTAGAGGCGCTTTTGGGCGATGCCGCGTCCCTGGGGCGGTGATTCCAAGCCGTACACAGCCATTTCCTGGCCGGGCAGCATGCTCGTAACGGCCGACGGCGGCGACGGCGGCCCCTCCTCGCCACGGTCCGTGACAAAGGTGTAGCAGTAGGCCACGGCCATGGGGTCGCCCTCGCCGCCCGGTCCCGGCGCGAGCACTGGAGCGCGTCTCGGCGCGGTTACGCCCAGCAATCGCGAAGTCGGAGCGGCTCCGTCTCGCCCGGCCATGGACAGATCCGTAACGCGCGGAGCGTCCAGGCCGGTGATGCACGTGCGGCCGGTTTCGTCACCCGGAGTCGCGGCCGGGGCGGCGTCCACCCGCCTGGGCCAGCTTAGCCAGCGTTTGCCTGCCAGCAGCATGATGCTCCCAGGCGCGCGCCTGCCGGCCAAAGCCAGAATCCTGGCCGGGACCGGCAACGGAGCCAGCTCGCCCGAGGTCAGCCTGCAATTGACCGCGGTCGTGGCCTGCTCGGTTCGCAGAAGCCTGTCCGCCGTGCGCGGGACGACCCCGGAGAATAACGGAATGCGTATCATGACCATGGTTGCGCCTTTCCTCGCTCTCAACATTTCACGCCAGCGTGGCGAAGCCGACCCACGTTCCTGGTGAGCCGGCAGCCGTGCAGACCCAGCCCAGGGGCTGACCAACGCCAGGCGCGGTGTTCCAGACCAGGCTGCCATGCCGCCAGTAGCCTAGGGTCGGCGCGCTGCTTGCGCGCATGGCGCTGGCGCGACCGAGAAAGCTCGGGCCGTAGGCCAGGTTTTCCACCTCCAACAGACTGTGGGCCTGGCCCGTGGTGTCGGTCAGGGTCACGTTGTCGTGGCCCACGAGCCTGATCTTGTCGGCCGTGAGGTCGGTGTAGACCGTGAAGCGCCGGTCCTCGTACAGGTGCACGTTCACGGGCGCGTCGGCCACGAAGGCCAAGCGCTTGAGCATCTCGATAAGCTGGTCCGAGTCTTGGCCGGGATTGCCGATGCCCCTGATGTGCACATCGTCGGCGATGAGCGTCGCCTGGGAATTCCACCAGGCGTCGTAGACGGGCATGTCCAGGCAGCCGTTGATGGCCGCGTTGCCCGTGAACACGGTGCGTGTGGCCGGAGCGGAGATGAATTCGAGCACGAACCTGGGCCACTGGGCATCTTCGCCGCCGTCCGGAGCGCCGCGCAGGAAGGTGTTGTGGCGAATGACGTTGTCCGCGCAGGATTCCAGCACGGCGATATGGCTGCGATTGCCGGCCTCGGAGCCTCCCCGGCCGTTGCGCCAGAAGATGTTGCCCTGGACGAGCTGGTCCTTGGCCTGGTGCAGGAGGATAGCGGCCTTTTCGCTGGCGTCGAAGATGTTGGAGCTCAGCACGTTGGCCCGGCCGCGATAGACGCGCACGGCCTGCTTGTTCCATTCGAAGCGGTTACCCGTGACGAGGTTGAACCCCGAGCCTTCACCCGTGTCGATGCACAGGTCGCAGGTGGTGAACACGCAGCCCGAGATGCGGCAGTCCACCAACGCACCCTGCAGCACCGTGCCGCAGCCGACGAAGATGCAGCCGTCCATGCGCATGGCCCCGAAGCTGGTGCTGCCCAGCGGGTCCACCGCCACGCTCTCCAGGTTCTCGAAGCGGCAGCCGTCCAGAACCAGATGGCTGGCCGGGCCGGACAGGAAGGCGTCGTCCACCGTGCGCACCTGGCCGCAACGGAAGACCAGCCCGCTGAAGCTCACGTGGTCGGCCGGGTCGAACAACGCGCCATGGCTGCCGGGCTTGTACTGGATGACCGAAGCCCGGCTTGCGTAGCCCGGCTTCTCCTGCTGCCAATCGGTTTCCCAATCCATGAAGGCCGCAGGCAGTCCTGCGCCCATAAGTGCGCTGTGGCCGCTCAGGGCCAGGGAACGGCTCACGAGGTACGTCCCGGCCGGAAAACGCACGGCCGGAAAGGCCAGAGCCTTGCCCAGGGCCTCGCTGTCGTCCGTGGCTCCGTCGCCGCGCGCTCCCCACCAGTGCGGCAGCACGGCGCGCCCGCCCATACGGCCCTCGACGCTGCCCGAGCCCGCGAACACGGCCTGAGCCCCGGCGCGCAGGTCGCAATCCAGGGTCAGCACCACGTTCAGGGCCAGATCCAGCACAGCGCCCCGCCCGACCACCAGCGTCACGTTGTCCGGCACGCTCAGACTCGTGCGCACGACGTACGTGTGTCCGCCCGGCAGGCTCACCTCGGCTCGCGCCGCGCCCACCTGCGCCAGCACCCAGGCCAGGGAGCCGCGCACGGTCGCGTCACCATGGTCCAGGATGTCGCTGTCCGCGGCCACGAACCAGGCGCCCTTGAGCCGCGAAGGCCTGTCCGGCTCCAGTTCCTCGCGTTGGACAAAGCCGTCCAGACTGGCGGCCGTGGGCCGAAGTTCGAGTAGATCGTTGGCCGCGAAAGGCGAAGGTATCGTGCCTTCCTGGCCGCGCTCCACCGTGAGCGCGTCGTCCTGGCGGGCTGTCACGCGCACAATCTCCAGAGTGCCCGAGGCGTCAGCCAGCGTGGCCGCGAACCATTCGCCCAGGTCCGCGTCGGGTTGCGGAAAGAGCGCGCCCTGGCCGGATTCCAGCGTGAGCGTGGTGTGCCAGGAGGCCGCCTCGGCAGCCAGACGCGCCGAGGCGTTATTGCTGAACAGCGCAGGCATGCTGTCGCTCCTTGTTGTTCGTGTCGATGGTGACGCGGGGCTCTGCCCCGCACCCCGCCGGGGAAGCGAGGCTCCCCCGGACCCCCTGCATTGCGGCAAAGGGGCGATCCTTTGCTCACGTCTGTCACGCATTGAGGGAAGCTGGGTAATGGCTTTGGTAAGAAACCCCTTCAAACCGGCACCCTCGATGCGTGACAAGCTCAAGTCCATGGACGTCCGTTAGCCGCAAAAAGGGATTCCAAAGGGGCCTCGCCCCTTTGGCCGCCGGAGGCATTGCCTTATCCAAACACCTGCGCCTTGGCCGTCAGCGACCGGCGCGTGCGGCCTTTGAGTTCACCGGCGCGGGTGTCGGCCAGGGCAGCGCGGAACTGGCGGCCGTGATGCGTGGCAAGGCTCTGGTCGGTCCAGGACCTGGCAGGCATGGCCAGCAGCCGGGACAACGCGCCGTGCACCAGGGCCTGACCGTGGTCGCGGATCAGGAAATCCTCGGTCTCGGGCGTTCCGGCCGCAGGGGCCAGGGCCGCGCGCACCAGCAGGGCGGACTTGGCATAGGTCGCCGGGGCAGGCACGAGGCGTATCTCGCCAGCGCGGGGCAGGACGAAGCGCGACGGCGTGCCTGGGCCGAGCATGGCCCAGCCCGGATGCTCGTCGTCCAGGGATTCCTCGCTGGCCGCAATGAGCCGGCGGCCCTGGACAAAGGCCTCCAGGATCATGACGATCCGGCTGCCTAACGGCGCGTCCAGGCGGTAGAACGGATATTCGGCTAACAGATCCACGGCGGGCAGCTCGGCGCGCCAGGCCAAGGTTCGGGTGCAGAATTCGTCCGTGGCCCGGCGCAGTGCGGCCAGGGCCAGGGCTGAAGGACAGCCTGCCGCCAGGGGCAGGATCTCGGGCAAAAGGCTGGTGAATGGCATCATGTCTGCCGGCTCCGGAGGTTGGGGGTGGCCAGGAGGTCGGCCGGGAGCTTGGCTTCCATGGCCTGGACAAAGGCTCGCAAATGGGCCTCGGAGCGCGCCCGGCTCGTCTCCGACTCGGTGTCCAGGGCAAAGGCGCGATGCAGGGCATAATCGAGCAGCGGCCCGGCATAGACCGCATCCACGGCCAGCGGGCTTTCCGGCCCGACCAGCTCGGCTGGATCAACGGAATAGACGATCTCAAGGCGGCCGCCCGCGCCTGCCACGGGTGGGAAGACATAGAACAGGCGAGGAGTGCGCTCGTCGTGAACGTACTGGTCCGGCAGAAGCTCCTCGGCCGGCAGTTCGCCGTCTTCAGACTCAACGGCCGAGTGCCAGCCAGGCTCGCAGGCATCCAGGGCCGAGCGGTCCACCAGGCGCACGGCCCGGCCGGTCACGCCGTCCGCGCCGACGGCCCGCACCACGTCCATGAGCCGTAGGCCGTCGGCGGGAATCTCCTGCACGCTGCCGGGCGCGAGATCCACGAGCGCACGCCGGGCAGTGGCGTCAGGCCGCCGCAGGGCCACTTGGCGCTGAGCGTCGGACAGGAAGGCCAGCAGCATTTCCTGGCTCCAGCGCTCGTTCTCCGCGTCGGACAAAGTCCAGGCCGCCCGGCGCAGCAGGTCGCTAGCCAGCATGCGCATCCCCGAGCAGTGTGTAGGCGAAGCGGCTGACCTGCCTGGGCAGGACCTTGCCCTCGGAGCCTGGCTCGAACATGGTCTGGCGCGCGTTCTCCACCGCGTGCAGGACCTCGCGCGGCAGGCTGACCTCGTGCTCGCGCTTGATGAGGTAGGCCTTGCCGTTGACGGACACGAACACGTCGTCGTTGCCGCCCGCGCCCTCCTGGCTATGGAAGATGACCCGCACGCGATTTCCGGTAAGCAGCTCGTTCTTGGCCATGTATGCGTCTCCTTTGATGAATGTTTGGTTGAGAAGAGTGGGGGGCCGGTTGCCCCGAATATGCCTCCGGCGGCTGGGGGAGTAACGACTCCCCCAGACCCCCCGATTTGTGGGAGCGGTTTTTTCACCCAAAGCGGCGAAAAACCGCTCCCACGTGCGGGGATCAACGCCGGAAGATCCCGCTGCCAGGGCGACTCGCCCCCGAACCAGCCGGTTCCTCCGGCTGGTTCGAAAGTGGGGTCCAGGGGGCCGCGCTCCCTGGCGGGTGGGTCTGGGGAGGGCAGAGCCATCCCCAGTGCCTTTACGCCTACGCCGTAGCGGCGACCTCGGCGCGGACCATCCAGGCGTCGTTGAGGATCACGGCCGTCTGCATGGCTTTCCAGCCAACGTGGCCGCGTTGGGCCAGAGGATCGGAGTCGGACGGCTTGGGGTTGACGACCAGCGGCATGACTGCGTTCTCGCCCTTGAGGGCCACGGTGCCGTAGGCGTCGCGGGCCAGGTAGAGCAGGGGGTACACGTCGGCGTTGACGCCAGCGCTGGTGAGCATGGCTCCGGCAGCGCCGCCGGCGTCGGCCCAGGGCTCGAAGATGGTCGAGGCGATGTAGCGCACGTCCTCGACCTTGCCGATTTCGGCCTCGTAGGGCGTGATCTGTCCGTACTGCTCCACGGGCACGAAGCCGGCCATGGAGCGGATGTCGTTCTCCAGGTCCGGGTGGCACAGGGCGATGTAGGCAGGGGCCACGGCCTGGGTGCCGAACTCGGGCGTGGAGCGCACGATGGACGTGATCTTGCGTGCGTTCTGGCGCTTGAGGGCGCGGGTGATCTTGCGTTGCAGGCTAAGGGTCAGCTTGGAGTTCACCTCGTTGCGGGCCGCGCCGTTGGCGTAATAGATGTTGGTGCCGGCCTTGAGGATGTTGAAGCGCACGGTCTCGACCATCTCGGCGGCCTGCTCGCCCAGCACGCCCAAGGCTTCCTGCAGGACGGGATCCTCGTGGCTGTCCATGATCACATCGCTGATGGTCACGCGGTCGCCGTACTGGGACAAGCTGGCCTGGTAGTCCGTGGCCGTGAGCTGCTTGGCTTCGGGCGTCACGCCCTCGGCCAGGGGGTTGGGCGTGGAGTCCAACGCGTTGTAGCGCCGGAAGGTCACGACCTTGCTGCGGTTCTCGGGCAGCACTTTGGCCTGGCCGAACTTCTCCAGGACAAGATAGGGCAGCCCGCGCCGCAGTAGATCAACGGCCGCGAAGGCGGCGGTGCGTGGAGAGATGTCGCCGTAAGTGGTGGTTGCCATGTGTTTGGGCTCCTTGGTTCTCGGTTTGTGACTGAGAAGGAGCCATGAGCCTGCGCGAGCAGGGGATGGCGGGAATCAGGGGCCGCGTGTCCAGGGAAGGGGGTTAGGCCTGGCGTGCGCGGGACACCCGAAGAAGATAGGAGGCGGAGAAAGCAGCCGAGCTACCTGGACGAGGCGGCCTCGGACCAGGCGGCGCGGAAATCACCCTTGTCCGGGCGGCCCTTGGCCGGTCCGGCGCTACGCGAGGGCACGGCGGCCGCGCGTTCGGCTTCGCGCTCCCGTCGGGCCTGGCTCAGGGCCTTCTGACCAGCATCCGTGGACAGGCCCTGGTCCTGCTTGAAGCGCGTCAGCAGGTCGATCACCTCGTCGGCGCTGCCGCTCTCGACCACCCGGCGCAAGGAAGCGGCCAGATAGGCGGGTTGGCCCTCGATCCACTCCGAGAGCTCGGAGCCGGCGGCCAGCTTCTCCCAATCGGGATGGGCGGCGGCGATTCGCCGCATGTGGCGCTCGGCTTCAAGGCTGGCCAGCACTGGACGGCCAAGTTCCTCGACCGTGGCGCGGACCATGGCGCAGATGGCCCGGGCCAGCTCCGGATTGTCGGCCAGCGGGGAGCCAAGAGGAGCTGGCGAGGATTCCGGCACACGCGCCTGTTCAGGCTGACCGGACTGATTAGCCTGTTTGGCCTGATCGGGCTGCGCGGCCGGAGCAGAGCCAGCGACTTGCTCAGCCGGGCTGGGTTCGCCCTCGGAGGCCGCGACGTTGTCCGCGCGAGCAAGCGCCTCCAGCAGCGAAGCACGTTCGACGAGCCAGCGTTCCTTCTCCTTGCGGTAGCGGCCCTGGAAGCTTTTGAGCCGCTGGCGTTCGCGCTCGTAGAGCCGTTTGTAGCCGGTCTCGTCCGTCGCGGGTTCGTCCGCCGGGTTGTCCGAAGTCTCGGCCAACTCTTGCGGATTCGGGTTCCCGGCCGCGTCCTCCCGCGCCTGGCCAACCTCCTCCGCGTCGGCTCGGGGCAACTCCGGGCTCTTTTCGCCGGGTTCCCTCGCGGGCAAGGGCAGTCCAGCGGCCTGGGCAAAGGCCTGGCCGAAATCCATGTCGTTGCCTGTGCGTTCCTCGACCATCAATTCCTCCTGGGTCACACGTTGCTATGGTCCAGCGCCGGGCGACTAGGCGTAGCCGCCATCAGGCCCGTTTACGGCCTGCGCATCGGACTCGATGTCACGGACGATGTCCTCCAGGGCCAGCACCGCGCCCTGGAGGCGGGCCACCTGCTCTGGCGCGGCGCGCACAAGGCGTTCGCGCGCGGCTGCGGCGCGTTCGCGCAGCAGGGCCAGGAAAGCCTTGCCCGCGATCGTGTCGCGCTCCTGGCGGCAGGCGGCCAGACAGCTTCGGTATTGCGTATCCATGTAATCCCCTCACTCACTTGAAGTGTCGCGACTTGTGACCGGCAATCGCCCCTTGGCTGCGCTGCGGGGGGTCCGGGGGGAATGGATTCCCCCCGGCCGCCGGAGGCCTCTTAACTCTTGCCCCTTCCCGACTTGCCTATTGCACTTCCCCATCGGGCCGCACGATGTCCTCTCCCAGCCCCCGCGCCGAGGCCCTGCGCCGCAACAGTTCGCCGCGCCGGATATACGGCGCGTCCAGGCTGTTGGCCGTGGAGGAAGCGAAGGCGTCGAGCTGCTCCACGGACAGCTCGCGGGCGATGAGGCTGGACCAGCCGCGCGCCAGCACCCGGTAGTCGCCCTTGAGCTCCTCGTTGTCCGAGAAGAGCATGTTCCAGTGGTACAGGGCCGTGATGAACGGCCGGGTCACGCCGTCGTCGAAATGCTTGATCTGGTCCTTGAGGGCGATGCTGGCGGCGGACAGGAGCATGGACAGGCCGCGCACCGTGCCTGCCGCGGCGTCGAACTCCGAGTGCATGGAGCTGGGAATGCCCGTGATCTCGTGGGCATAGGCCTCGAACAGCCGGGCCATGGCCATGAGCTCCTCGGCGTGGCTCGGCAGCGTGGACACGCGCACGGCCGGATACTGGGCGTCCAGGCCAGCGCCCGAGCGCAGCCAGACCCGGAAGGGATGGATGTCCGTGGGGTCCTCGCCTTCGGGCAGCAGGTCCTGGTTGACCTCGATCTGCGGCCCGGCGCTGATGGCTGCGTTGTCCAGCATGGCCCGCACGCTGGCGTTGAACAGGTGCTGCGGGTCGCGCATGATGGAGGCCAGGCCTTCGCCGAAGATGCTCGTCTCGTCCTTGTCGAAGTAGTAGAAATGGTAGGGCCAGCGTTGGCCCGGCAGCGGCGCGGCCACGGCCTTGACGACCGTGTCGCCGAGCAGCCAGAGGTTGGCCGGCGCTGTAGCGGCTACGTTTCCGCCCGCCTCGCCTTCGCCCAAGTCCGCGCCGATAGCGGCCAGCTCTTCGGGCTCCAGGAAACCCCAGAATTCCAGGACCTCATAACGGCCGGACGGTTGGGCTTGGACCGGACCGGCCATGGCCAGCCCGGATTCATGGGCCTTGACTCCGGCGTCGCCTCCGGGGTGCGCGACCAGATGGGCATCGATGGCCGCGCCGTCAAAATCCGGACGGGCCGAGAGGGCCAGGAGATCCTGACGGGTCATGAGGTGGCGCTGAAACAGGAAGCGCGCCTCGCCCAGGCCGCGCGCCGCCGGGTCCGGGTAGATGTCCCACAGGGGCACGAACTCCAGGAACGGCCGCAGCCGCTCGCGCATGGCCAGTTGCCAGCCGGCTCCGTTACGGCCGCGAGTCCAGCTAGGGGCCTGCACCCTGGATACGAGCGGTCCCTTGAGTACGCCTGTGCCGTACAGGTTGCCCGAGTGGATGACCTCGCGCACTACCTCGCGGTAGCGGCTTTCGGCGAGCTGGTCCTCCATCTCGCGTTGCATGGCCTCGCAGGCCCGGCCGGCCTCGGCGCGCAAGGCGGCGGACACGTCGCGTTCGCTGGGCTCGCTGCCCGTTTCGCGGCGCAGGCGTGCGACGATTTCGCCCGCGCGGCGCGCGTCGATCTCGGGCACTGGCGTTGGCGCGATGGACCAGTTGCGCTCGCCAGCGCCAGGGAAGAGCACGTCCATGAGCCTGGCGTCTGCCGCCTTGACCTTGGCCCTGGTCAGGCGCAGAAAGGCCTTGCTGCGCCTGGGGTGCAGGCGCGCGGCCACCTCGGGGTCGTACACGCCCTTGTACTGGCGCAGGTCGCGCAGCCAGCGCTCCTCGGTGTCGCGCCGGCCAGCCTCGGCCTCGCGGAACAGGCCGCGCAGGGCAGGCCCCAGGTTCGCGGGCCGCGTGATGCTCGGTTCGGTCAT